CATCTTCGCTAATGTAACCGACGTTGCGAAATGCCTCGGGCAAGTCGCTGGTTGCGTTTACTGGTACGGTTGTACCGATAGGTGCATAAAAAAGCGCACCAGTTGCTTTTGGTTTACCGAAAGATACGTTTTGAGCGTTATTTTCTTCCACAATATTTTTCTCCGTTTGGATGCTGACACAACAATCACGAGTGATAGCTCTGTTTGATCACCATTATATCATAAGCGTATTAAGCCGTCACTACCGCAACCGACGCCAATACCAAATAATAGCGTGATGCTGCATGGCTGGGGCTGTACGCCTGTGCCAGTGTTACCACCGCCATTGTTTGCGGTCGAGCCATTTGTGCTAGTCTGACCACCGTTGCTGTTGCCACCAGCCGTGTTTGGTTGTGTGTTCGCTGGGGTGTTATTCGGGACCGCTAAACTCGAGTCTTGTGGGGCGTTTATATTGCCAGAGGTCGTGCCAAGCTGCTCGCGTGCGCTTTCAAGCTGCATTTCGAGATCGCGTATTTTACTTTCGAGATCAGTTGGTTGAGCATATATACGGTATCGATTGCTCGTTTTACAAACCTCTTTTTCAAAGCCATATTTGACTGTAAAGCGTACACAAAATCCCATTTCATATGTGCCGACCGTGTGTTTAAAGTCGCTGGCTTTGATCACCTTATTTTCACAATCACCCTGTATCGTACCACTGATGTCGCGGCTATACGTTTGTATGCGTTTCTCGTTGCTCTTTTCGGCATTGGCGATGATATAAATATTGAGGTCACCGTCATAATTTATATTGCTCTTTGTGTCGCGGCAAACATTGAAATAAACATCTTCGCCCTCGCGTGCGTTGGTCACACTAAACTGAGTGTAGTTTAAGAAGTCGGTTGCTGGTGCCGATCGATAATTCTGTTTATCGATCAACGTGGCGACTGATGCAAATAAAAATGCAAATATGATCACTGGCACGAGGCGCCACATGATTATGCTAAATAGGTGATATGCGCGGTGAAACCGATCTTTTCCGTTGAGTTTTGCTTTGAGCTTTTCCATGGCTATTTTTTCCGTCCTGTTAAAAACGCTTTAATTAACTCAATGAATTGATCGGGGCTTAATCCTATTGCAACCCCCATCAATCCTGCTGGTATCCATACTGGTATGGCGTTGTCGCTTTTCACGAGTTGCCCCACAATAACAATTGCCACAACACTTAATATTGCAACTATTTGCAAGATGCGTGCAAAATTATCAACCGCCTCTTTCTGGTGCTGTAATTGATCTTGCTTATTTTGTTTTGTCTGCTTTTTTACCACGAGTTTTTACCCATACCCATAATTCATGTTTTGTTAATAGACCACATATGTAGCCAAGTGCAAAAGCTATGAGTGCGAATATTACCTCGTTCATAGCCTTACACTACCACTGTGGCACTTAAATTGATGTTAGATTGTTCACATAATATGTGTTTCATGACGATTACCTTATGCAATCCTCTTACCGCGCCAACGAGTGTTGGCAATACCTGTGTTGATCGGTATGTTGGCTGGGTTTGCTGAAACCTTTGGCGTTACAGTGTCACCAGCCGCCAGTGCGACCGTAAGTGTACAAATACCACTTGAGTATGTGTCGGTTTGCTGCGTGCCGTTGTAAAGCGTTGCATTGACTTGAATACCACAAATCAAACGGCTGCTTGATTGGTTCGAGCCAGTCGCAAACAATTCAAACTCGTATATACCCGCTGCTGGCGCGGTAAATACATACGTTGCTGGGTTATAGTTTCCAGCTTTGTCAACCGTTTCGACGTTTGCGGGCAATGTGATTGCTCCCGCACCACCTGTCAGCGTAAGCGAGCCAGATGGGTATGCCAAGAAAGCTGGCATTGCTGCGAGGTTCAATTTATCATATGTGACTGCACCAGCCGCAATTTTTGCTGTTGTTACAGCGAGAGCGCCCAATTTAGCGGTCGTAACGATGCCATCTGGGATTGATGGAGGTGCGAGGACCACACGACGATCGGTGAGCGTCATGCTGCTTGTGTTGGTTGCATTTTGTGGCACTAGGATGTCGTAAAGCACCATGTACGGCTTACCAGCGCCGATTGCGGTGATTATAGCGGCTCCAGTCGGTGCAACTGGTGTGCTGGCGGCTGTACCAGCCACAACGACAAACTTGAGGATGTTATTGGTGTTGTCGGTGACTGCCGTGGTTGGTGATACCGCTGTATCGATGTAAGCGACGAGAGTATCGATACGACCAAATGATGCGCTCGCTGTTGGCACTGTCGCCGTTTCGACGGCATCAGTACCGATGCGCCGTGCGATCGTGTCGCTGATCAGACCAGCACCAGTCGAAATATTGAGGTTCATACCCGAGCCAGCACTTGCAACAAAGCTCGCTATGCTTGCCACGCAACTGCCGTATGCAAACTTTTCTAATTCTGTGTATGCCGCTGCGGAGTGTTTACCGCCCTGCATGTTAAATACTTTTTTACTCACGAGTACAACTCCTTTCGAGTGGTCGCTATGCTACTTAATGATTGGCTGCCATATAGGTCGATTTCTGCGAGTTCTGTATTTTTAAACCAGAGATCGCCAGATGGATTTGTGAACACGATATTTTCTGAATACGGACCAGCCGTCATCTGCTGGCTGTTTACTGGTGCTTGATCTGTTGGGGTGAGTATCGCACGCTTTACCGCCTCCATGATCACATATTGCACGTTTGACTTGTAAATCTCGCTGGCGTTGACCTTATCATCAAGATTTACACCAATTTTTTCAGCCTTGCCGCGCAAGCGGTTGCTCGCAACTAATAATAGCGTTTCGGCTCGCGTTTTTTCAGCCTCGGTGAGAGTTCGCCAAAAAGCCTCAAGCTCTTCGACTGTGACGAGTGATTGTAAAGCCACGGTTAAGCCCCTCCCTGCGGTTGCATAAATCCGCTAGTCTTTGCTGCTGCACGCGCCGCAACCAGCCTTTCAGCTTGCCGTACACTGATGCCGAGCATCTGGTAACCCTCTGGTGTGCCAATAAGTTCTGGCATTGCTTGGTAAATCTTGTAAATACCATCGCCAGCCGCCGCAACATCGATTTGAAATATAGGCTCCCATGCTGGCACCATATTTTTGAGCGCCGTTGGCACGGTGTTGATGCCTTGGGTTTCCATGTACAGAGTAATTGCAAGTTGCTTGATCTGTTCGCCCATTTCTTTTTGGCTATTCTTTGCCTCGAGCAATAGGTCATCAGAGCCAGCACTCAAACTTTCGGCGCTGGTTGGGTTGCCTGTTTCATAACCAAGATTTCGCAAGGTGAGTGCGGTTTCAGCACAAAAGTCGCGTGCTTTGTCTTTCTTGGCGCCAACAAAGCCCTCGATGCTCATTTGCTGCAACTGATCGATCTTTACATCGTTCTCGCCGTCAGCCTCTTTAGTGATAGCCCAAACCATGCCGATCGCACTGTCGAGTTTTGAGTCTTTTTCGACACCCTGCGCCAAACCAGTAATGTATCGTTGTGGCAATGCATAAAACTCTTCGGCAATCTCTTCACGCACCTTGAGCCGTGATACCTCTTGGATGATGCGGCGCACGGTGTTTGTGATGCGACCTTTACCAAGTGGGCGGTTTGCACTCGAGCCGTGGGTGATTTGATGAAGTTGGTTACGTCCCGACACATTTGGGTATATGTCGCACAATGTACGATTTTGGAAAACAGCCGTAAACTCTGGCATGAATAAAATAAAATCAAGCGCTGTCAATACTTGTTTGTAACGTCCGTCGTCTGGCAAGCCCCATCGAGTAATAGCCAGACCAGATTTAAGCAAACCAGTAGTTTGATCGACCTCGCCAGTCGCCTCGAGCGCGGTGAATGGTATAAATACCTTTTTGCCGTTGCCGTCGTCAGATACAGCTATAAATGCGCAACCGACAATAAATGCATCGTCTTTTACGTTGTTGATGATTGTGCCGCCGTTGATGTCGTCGAGCAACGAGTTAATACTCGAGGTATCGTTTGCAAATCCATCGAATGTTACGCGATCAGCAAGAGTGTTGACCGCTCGTTTTGCCCAACCGATGCCAGGGTGGTGCTTGCGCATTTTGCGAGGTGTGGCAATGCCAAAATCATGCACATCATTATCAGCATCATAATAGTCGTACTTATCTTGTACGTTCGGCTCACGCTTGCCTAGCTTTGCGAGTAAGTCTTTGGCTGTTGTTTCCGCGTAATCGATGATGGCTTGATCTTCGGGTTGCATTGATTTCCTTTTTCAAAACCAGTTTTACCGCAACCGTTGGCGTGCCTTTGATATTTGCTTTTATTATACCAGATATTGTAATTTTACCATAAGTTTATTACGCCACATTATCAATGACCGTGATTGTCATTTCAGCTCGCGGGTTTGCTCGATCAATTACCGCATCTGCTGACCCGATACGCAAGAGCTGCCAATGATCGCCTTGTATAATGCCAGTGCCTTTGATTGGCTTAACTTTACCCTTTACAACGTGGTATTGAGAGTTGGCGAGCTGCAATGCGTCATTGACTGATGCCATCATATTATCGAGGTCGCGCTGTGCGTTGTCGACAACATAAAACATGTAATCGATTTGGACCCGACCAACAAACTTAAACTTATATTTGCGCAACTCCATTTTTGCAAGCCGCTGCCACTCTTTTACGATGTCACTTGATGATATAAACGATGAGCCAGTCGCAAAGTTTTTAAAGATTTGTTTGCTGTTTTTTTGCGATGGTGTCTGACCAGATATGATGATCGTTTTAGCGTTGGCTTGGTCGGACATAATTTTTCAACTCGCCATTTCTTGATCGGAAACCTTGAGTGACAATCTTGCCATCACACCCACCATGGCGCTGATATACGCTCGAGTCTGGGTTCTCATGCGTGCCAGCTTTTGAGCGGCACCACTTGCAACAGTCGGGGCTTTCGGTGCGTATCACCACTGTACGCTTGCCATGCTCTCGAGCGATTGTTACCGCGTCGCGTTGCGCCATGCCGATTGTATTGTCAATATAATTCTTTACATACTCATCGAGTCCGAGCGCACCAGTTGCGACCGAGGCGCTTGCCACTTTAGCCATGCCATAAAAGCGATCATCGATGCCAGCACCAATGGTATTCTCAATCTGAAAATCAAAAGCGTTCATGTCGTAAATCTTGGCGTATACCGCCGACCCGACCTCTCTAAATAATATCTCTTGATTGAGCTGTCGCACATTTGGGGCGACCTCTGGGTTATTTATGATGCGCATTGCATCGATAACCTTTTTAAGAATGGTTTGAGTAAACTTTGAGTAGTCCATTATGAGAAATCCCACTTATCGATGTCGGCTTTGATGCCATCAAGCAAGCCTATCGTTTTATCAACACGTTTTTGGCTGTATGAGGTGGCGCGTGCTGGCTCTTTGGCGGCATTTAGGGTATCGATGAGCTTTGAGGCTTGTAAGTCCGTCAGAGCGTTCGTAATCTCTGCAATTGATTGCGCGTTGTCGACAATGTGAGCATCTTCGCCGACGATACCGCTGGCGATGATCAATTCTTTGACCTCTTTAAACTCTTTCGTTTTAATAACCGCTAGATCGGCAATATAACTACTTTGGGCTTGTGACGACACTTTGTTTTTCTCCATCCTCGACAACTTCACCCTCAAGCACCGCCTCGGGTATATCGCTCTCGCTAATATCGACTACTGCATCTTTTAATTGCACGCGTAAATGAAACTTTCCATCTGCATCGATGTATCGTTTCATTGGTGGTAAATATACCCAACCCTTTGGCTGCTTGCCCTCTTCAAACTCTTTGATCTCGCCGCCAATTTCGTTGATGTAATTTACTTTAGTCATGGCATTATTTTACCATAAAAGTTTTACAACAAAAAGCGCTCGGTTTCCCGAGCGCCCCTTGTGTTTTTCGCCGACTCGATTAAGAGCTTGGGCTTGCTTTGACGATTGCGAACGCCTTTGGATCGACGAAAGCGAAACCGAGGTACGCTTCTGCACGAATGGCAATTTCGTTTTGTCGCTGCAAGTCACCGTTGCCATCTGGGTCACCATATTCAATGGTTCGTAGTGGCACTTGGCGAGCAACACCCCATACAAATGCACGGAAGTCACCCATGATAGCCTTGACAAGTGGCGTATCAATTTCGTTTCGACCAGATACCGTGTCGCTAGATGCTGCACGCAGACCTTGGAAGTTCTCGACGTTGAAACCGAGTCCAAGTTCTGGGTAGCGCTGACGACCTTGGTTGTCCTCTTCACGCGCCAATTCACCAACGAATGATGGGTCAAATGCAACTGCTGTCGCACCGTAACCGTCACCCTGCAACGCGCCAGCCATAGCTTTGACGTTTGCATCTTTGTTGTTGGTTTCAAGAATAACGTGACCCGCTGGTAAGAAACCGCTCTTGTCGAGGTACTGAGTCACACTTGCTGCCGCGTCACCAGTCAGTGGGTTTACACCGTGAATGGCAATAAGGTCAAGCGCTCGTGAAAGAGCCTCACCAACACGACCGACGAGTGCATCAACCAAACCAATTTGGTAGTCCTCATCTTCGTACTTCACTTCGTCGCTAAAGCGATAAGTAACCTGTACTTTGTAGGTTTTTGCGGTTGCCTTTGTTGGGCGACCGTCTTGCGAGCTTTTTTCAGCACTCTCGCCAACTAGTTCAGCCTTGGCTGCATCTAGGAACGTAAAGATGTTGGTATCACCAACTTTGATCTCTGGGTCGGCTGCTGCTAATTGAGCCAATACACCAGTTTTGATCGACTTGCGCCATACACCTTTTTTCTGGTGTGCGGAAAGGTCAAGATCGGATGTGTTTAAAACGTCTGCCACGATAATTCTCCTTTAAAGAATTAAATTGATTATTGACGTCAGACTTTTTTACGACCGAATAATTCACCAGCGATGCGAGCGGTATCAGTTGTCTTTTTTTCTGGCTTATCTTTTTTATCGATATGAACGCCGCTAGGTTTGACGCCGTTTGCCAGCTTTTCAGCTCGCTTGCGCATTTCCTCTTCGGTGTCACCAGTGACAAACTCCGCAAGGTCATCAGAGAGCTTAAACTCGGAAACAACTTTGACTTTTTTGACCTCAAGATCTTTGGCTCCAACCGTTTTGGTCAAATCCTCAATCTTCGTGTTTGCCTCAGTGAGTTTTGTTTCAAGTTCGGTGGCTTTCGTCTTTATTTCGTCGAAACCCTCAAACTTCTTTCGCTCACTTTCACGCGCACGCTCGAGTCGAGTGGTCAACCACGGAACATCGCCCGCGATTTCGTCAATCTGCTCTTCGCTGAACGAGTCAACTTTCTTAAACTCGTCGCCCTCTTTTTGGTAAAATTCAGCCATAATCCGTTTTTCCTTTCCAGACCGTCGCCTGTTTTCTGACTTACTTAAAATATTAGCATAAACTTTTTATTCACGCAAATACTACAACGAACACATTTTTTATCGACGGTAATTTACGTCAACGTAAACTTGGTATCGCCAAGATTTCGTGAGCGTATCATCGAGTCGCACTGTTGAGTTGACCGTCGCGCCCTGCACATTATGGACCAGCTCAAGCTCTTTGATTTTATCGCCAATCTCGAGCGCTTTGTTTTTAGCGGCGCGGCGATCTTTCTTGTGATACACCTCGATCAAGATTTCAGCGCGGTCAAGCACCATTGCCTCACGAGGACCGCCAGTACGATCGATCAAAATATATTTCTCTGGTAATGTTTCGGGCTTTTCAGTGTATGGCTCCCAACCATCACCCATGCCTTTCAACCAAGTCAGTACGACATCTTCAACATCATTCATTGCGTAATAGCCTCTGCTCTAAAGTAACGATGCCAGCGCGTCGGCGTGTTCTCGAGCATAAAGCTCACACTGTCGCTGTCGACCTCGAACGTCTTGCCGTCGTAATCAACTGTTGAGTTTGATACATCACCATCAAAGGCTTTCGGTATGTGTATGCGCATTTGTATGCGGCTTTGAGAGATGGCTTGCTGTTCGCGTGCCGTTGTGGGTTCGGTGACTGGCGCAATTAAACAATCGTCGACACTGATTTCTTGCGTTTCAGTGATCGGCTCGTTGAATTGGTTGAGTCCAGTTTCAACATCTTTTTTAAATACCAATGTCATGCCCTTCATGGCATAATATTACCACAAAAACGCTTGTCCTAAAACTGCTTGTCACAATTTGTTCCCAAAAATTTGCCATTTATACAGCGAGAAAGTGAGCGAAAGAAGTTTGAGGGTTTCGACGAAATAAAGACGAAAGCCACCGAACTTGAAACGAAACTCAC